TTTGTTTATCTTAATATCTTTTAATTGGTTTTCTAATTGTGTTTTTTCTTTTTGATGCTCTTGGGTTCGTGTTTTAAGTATTTCCTCAAACTCACCCTTTTGAATACGTTGCTTTTCTTCTGCTTCTTTTTGTGTCTTTACAGCAGTTACAGCTATATCTAAATCATCAACACCAAGTTTCTTATACATAGAACCTCTTTCTTTGGCTAATCGTCTTTCAACAATGTTATTAACCTCATCTTGTGTGAATGTTTGTGTTGGTGTTTCTTGTACCTGTGGTACTTCTTCTTGAGTTTCAGCAGTTTGTTCTACTTGATTTTCTTCCATTTAAACCTCCATATTGGTAGTATCTTTATAAACTATATTTCCTTAATTTTCAACTAATCGTCATCTTCTGGCTCTAGCCAATCATAATTCCCTTCTTTCTTTGCTATCTCTGGTAATCTTTGAAACATACCCTCATCAAAACTAGAAAAATATAAATTATCCTTATCTTCAATTATCCTTCCTATTTCTCTAAATCTTTTATAATCTTTTACAGTTATTACGTTTTTTTCTAAAATATCCTCCGCTTCATTAACTAATGCACTCATTTTAACACCTCATTTTCTAAAAATTCTATAAATTTTGGGTCAACTAATTCTTCTCTACCCATGTGGTACAAACTAAAATTTTCGGTAAACCATTCTTTTGTATTTTTAGAAGAATATCTTGATGCACCACCCTTTATACCTCTAACCTTTTGTATTAAAGCATCTTCAATTGGTATGTCAAATTCTCCAAAACCAGAAGTTCTTAATGCCTTCATGTTTTTCATTTGGTGAACTTGATGCCCAAATTCATGATATAATATATTTCTTAATCTATCAATTTCTTCATCAAAATAGTAAAAAGCATTGTGCGGTCTTTTCCAACTATTAGAATTTCTTCTAGTTTCTTTAGCAACACTATCACCAAGTTTAAAATTATTCGCTAAATCTTGATCTGTTTTGAAATAACCCTTGCCCAACAAAACATCTCTAAAATTTCTTTGTGTTTTTACATCAACATTTTTTCTATTAAAATATTTGGGGTTTAAGTATAAATTACCATCACCCATAGCCATTAATGACCTTTTTCTTGCATCAACAGTAATAGACCTAATTTTTGGAACATTATATAAATCTGCTAAATCATCTAGTTCTTTCATAATAGCACCTAATTGACTTGCTATTTCATCATCTAGTTTTTCAATTCCTTTTACATTTCCAACATTTGATGTTCCAAACCTAGATACTGGTAAACCCCTAGCATCAAGGGGGTATCTTTCATCTTTTGCATTTCTAGTTATTTGTTTTTTCAAATCAGATAAAATAACAGCACTTGAAACAACATCTACTTCTTCTTCTCTTACTGGATTATTAAGTGTTGACCTTCTACCCTTTTTAATTGGCGGTGGCGGTGCTTCCTCAACTACTGGTTCATCTGGCACTTCATCTACTGTTTCTTCACCCCATGAGGGGTCTGTGGGAATCCAAGTATGTCTGCATCTATAACCACCCCTTACAATAAATGGGTCTCCTGTGGACTTTCCTTGCCATGCTCTATTGTTCCACATATCTCTAATTTGTTCTTCTGTGAGTGTCTTATTAAGCATATTCTGACAAAATGGTCGGCTATCCCTGACTAATGTTCCTGTATATGTAAAATGATTTAATCCAGATGCTTTAGCTTTAGCTACTGTAAATTGTCCGTGAAACTGCATTACACTATCATGTGCTATTTGACTTGCATAACGTCTAAGGTTGTTTCCCGCCCTATCACTTGCATATTGGGTATGTAATTTTCTAATTGCATCTTCTACCTGTGCTTTTTTGGCACTATCAAATTTATTTTCATTAATAAAATCAACTAATTCATTTATTTCGGTAACATTTGAAGATTTATAAACCCCATTAATATGTGATTTTATATTACTTACCATATCGTTAAAAGGTCTACCCGCTATTGTACTTTGGTAAACCTCATCATTAATAACTTTTAAAAATCTTTCAGCTATATCTTCAAAGCCGCTAAATGATTGTGTTTTTAAAGCATTGATTGTTGTTAGGTCTACATCTGTTAGGTTTTTAAACTTTGCGGGTATAGGCATTTTACCAAAAGTATCTAAAACTTCTTTTGCTACTTTATTATATTCCTCATTAATTATTAAATCAGCTTCATTTAAAAATGTAGATTCAATAACTGTTCTTAGTCTGGGTTGTAATTGTATAGCTATTCTTTGAGATACTAAGTTCCCTTTTGTGGCTCTTGTAACCTCATTAACAATGTCATTTTCTAGTTTATATAAGACATTTATTATACGTTCTTCATGCTGATCTGCTAATTTTTCTAAAATTCTTGACATATTTTATAATGGAAAATTCTTTTTCCATGCCCTGATAGACCAATAAGCGGGTGAAAGTGTCTTTTGTCCTTTAACTTCTTTTAAAACCCCACCCATTCTAGCTAAAAAACTTTTTTGTCTTGCGGGTATGTTTTTCTTAATAGACATTCCTCTAGCACCGAATGTAACCTTTTTGATGTTCCCTGTAGATTTATTCTTAACATAAACACCAAATTTTTTTCTTTTAGATTCTGTTGTAGATAATCTAAATGGCTTGTTAAGTGTTACATTTTTACCTCTATATATTGCCATTATTTCCTATCATCTAATCTTTCATTAACTATTGCTTTACATACTGGGCATTGATAAACGTCTTTAATTTTCTCAATCAGATAAACCTTACAAATGACACATAATTTTTTAGGCTTATCCATAACATTAGCATCATTTTCTTTTTCTTTTTTGTGCGGTTCTTATTATTTCTTTATCAAATGTTGCTCTTGAACCTAACTTTATTAGTTTGTTTACTCTAGCCATTGCCCATGCTGACATAGGTATTCTTGGTCTGCTCCCTGATGAAAGAAATGCACCTTGCCCTTTACGATAACTACGTTTCAAATCTGTTATATTAAATAATTTAGATTTTTTTGCTTTTGCTCTAAGTGTTGCAACAACTTTAGCTGATAAGGCTTTTCTTTTTACTGCCATTATGCCCTATTCCTTCTTTTTAATAATGCCATAGGTATCTTAGCACCGGCTTTATACAATGCACTTATTTGTTTTAATAAGGTTGCTCTAGCATTTCTTTTTGCACCTTTTAACCCAGATAAATATTTCTTAGGTATTTTGGTTTTTTTATCTTTAGGAACTTTCCGTTTCGCCAACTGTTTGCCCCTCTACTTCGGTTGTTTGAAATTGACCTCTAACAGTTCTGGTAGCATCTATTTCATCATTAATAGTTTTCATAGTTTCATTATCATCTATTACTGCTTCTGCTATCTGCTTATCTATTTCCTTATTAAATGTTTCTGATTTTATACCACTAGCTTTAGCCATTTGTAGATATTGCAAATCATTTGCCCAATCTCTTATGTCAAAAGTATCTGGATAATTGACTGACCCATTCCATTGTTTATCTAGCCATTTAGCAAATAAACTCCAGATTTGTTCTTCTGCATTTTCTAAATAATCTGCTTTTTCAGATAATCTGGCATTTAAAAGTTGAAATTCTGTTTGTAAGGCTATTCCACTAGCTATTTGTGTACCTGTTGCCCTAACAGAACCCATATGGGTTATTCTATCAATCGCATCAACTTTATTTTGAATACATTTCATTATGCCGTCTAGGTTTTGACCACTAGGTTGTATTATATAAGGCTTTAATGCACTATCTAAATCTTCTGGTATTTCTATAATAGAACCCGCACCCGCACTAGCTTCAACATTAGGTGTTTTAACTAAACTAGGGTGGTTTGCTAATCTAATCAACTGTTCTTTTTCTGAATAATCATTATAAATAGATTGTTGAAGAAAAGCTACGTCTGATAAATCACTTATACCTATAGGTCGCTTATTTCCCCTTAGATTATAGACATTTACAGCGGGTATTACCCCTATTGGGTTAGGTATTTCTTCTATTAACCTAACTTCACCTTCTGAATGCTCCTGATCGTATTCTTCAACAAAATATGTGCTTATTGTTTTTTCTGTGAATACTTTAATTATTGCTCTATCTGCATTTATATCTTCAACAATAACCAACATATCTAAATAGAATCTACCACTAGCTGACCTAGCATAATTCCAATTTACTACGTTTTCTGGTGTATATATTGAAATATATGGTCTAATGTCCTGTGCTAGTTCTTCTGCTCTAGTCTTTGCATTAGATTGTGGTTTATCTATTACAACCCAACAATTACCATAAATACTAGCATTCATTTGAACTTCCCGCATTACAGTATCAAATGCCCTACCATCTAAATCAGCATCTTTTAAAAAAGATAATAATTGTGGCTCATCATCTAAATCCCCATAATCTCTTGATGGTGGTACTCTCCATAGGAAACTTGTATATATCTGAACTACGTTTTTACAATGGTTATCTAATGGGGTATGCCTTACTCTTTGGTCGTATTCTTCTGGACTTTCTAAAATATAGCGGTGTAAATAATATCCGTTTTTATAATCATTACCGCCTAAATAACTGCGGATATAAAACTCCCAGTTACTTATATTAGCATTCCATAAATCATGTTTTTGTGTAAGTGTTTCCCTGTTCATTAACTCCACCTTTGCTGTGGTTTAGATACAAAATTCCTTTTTAATGGAAAATTATATTCAACTAAATAACCTAGTGCATCATTCATATGGTCAAAACCGCTATCTTTATCGGGTTGGGTTGTTCCTTCCTTATAAATCTGACGTTCTATGCTTTTGATAACATTTTTACAAGATTTAACAATAAACAAGCTATTTTTCCCATTAAAGTTTTTTAACTTTGAATTGACTGCATTTATTCTATCCCTTATCAAAGGTGCTGTGTTTTTACATTTTACATCAAAACCACTATTTTTCAAGATACTTAAATCCGTAACACCACCCGCAGAAGTCTTTCTTTGTCTAGCTGATGGGTCTGGGTAAACAACTATTTGTTTATTATTGTATCTGGTTTTAATCTCATCACACATTTCGTTTGTATTACTACTATATATTTGTATCTCATCTATAACAAAAATTCTATCACTTTCTATAATACATATTACAGCACTCATAGGGTCTATATTAAAATCTAATCCAATATGTAGAACTGGTGAAGTTTTTGTAAATTTTTCAATAATGTTTTTATCTCTACTAAAATTATAATAAATCATTCCAGAATAGTTAACAAATGTGGCTTCGTATTCCTGTTGAAATGTCCTCAAATCTAAATCCTGTTTAGCTTGTTCTATTTCATCTTGTGTAACCTGTTCACCTTCTAGGGTTGTATATTGAAAACTTTTCCAATCTTTATTTGTTTCACCCTGTTTAAATAATTCATAACTCCAGTTTCCAAACCCTCTAGGACTACCGCAAAATAAGGCATGACCTTCTGTGTCTGACAATGTAGGTCTAAGAACCTCATACCAAGCTGTTTTATTTACGTCTGAAAATTCATCAATAACTAAAAAGTGTAATCCCACACCTCTTAGACTTGATTCATTATCGCTTCCCCTGAGTGTAATTTGACTATTGTTTTTTAAAGTTATTGTTAAATCGCTATGATTTATTGTCTTTACCCACTTATGATAAATTAACTTTTCTTTTAATGTACCCCAACATATAGCTTTAGCTTGTCTATAACTGGGTGCAACATACCAAACTCTTTGATTAGGTTTACTTGCAAACTTAGCCAGTTCGTTTATTGCCAGAAATGTTTTACCAAACCTTCGCCCTGTAATAAGAACTCTAAACCTAGCATCATTCTTTATTACTTTTCTTTGTGGGTTTGTTAAGGGCATTAATCAGCAGACCATACTAAAGGTTCGTCTAATTCTGCTGTTTCTAATCTATCTTGTTGACCTAAAATATTCTTCCCTAAGAATATCAGCATAGCAACATTACCTTTTTCTGCTGAATCCCATTGTAGTTGTCTTAGCCTAGTTTTTCCAGATGCTTTCCCTTTTCTAATATATTCGGAATAACTCTTTCTAATAAGACTTTCATCACAACCAAAAAAGTCTGCTATTTCTACGTTACTACACCCATATGATGCTAGTTTAAAAACTTCGTCTGTGTCGATATTATATTTTTTTGGTCTTGCCATTCCTATTTACCCCATAGTTAGGTAATTAAGATTTATCTAAGTTTTTTCTAAAAATCTACTAAATATTATTATTATTACTAAATTAGGCTTGATTTAAGAGCCATACAGTAGGGGTAAACAATGGCTATGGTATGATTGTACCCCCTAATTAGTCTAAACTTTCTACAAACTTAGCATCTGCATAATTATAGTTTTTGTTATTTGCGGTCATTCCAGATGGTTGAACTTCTTCTTTTTTATCCTGATGAAACTTTACCCCTAAATAATAATCCATATAACTTGATAATTTAAATGTTCCCTCTTTGTCTTTATCTGAAAGTTCTTTGGGTACATCTTCAAATCTTTCTGTTTCTTTGTGTTTATTCTTGTAATTTTTTTCTTTTATTTCTCTAAATATTTCTTTTAAATCATAATAACTATTTTTAATTTTGCTTTTGCTATACATCATTATCTCCAATTTTATATTCTTTTATTAATTCTAACAGTTTTAAACCATCATCAAAACCTTTTTTGTAATATGCTGATGAAGTATTTCTTGGGTCTGGCTTTTGGTTTAATATTCCATCAAATATACCATCTTTATAAAATGTTAGATATGTTGCCCTTTTTCTTTCTAATGGTTTTGTAATGTCTATTACATTCATATTAATCTCCAAAAAATTCTAGTTGTTCTTTATCATTTATTATTATGTTTTTATTTTTACTATTTATTAGCTTGTAAACGTCTTTTTCTGTTAGTTCTTTTGCCCTAAGTCTTTGATATAATTTAGGGTTTATGCTTTTAAGGTCTGACATAAGAGTTTCATAAACATTATCTGCTTGTTCCTGTTGCTCTAATGTCAAACCATTATCTAAAAACATTACAAATCTTTACATTCTAAAATGTATGGTGTTTCTTTTTTTTCTGGATACATTTTTGCTCTTAATTCATGTCGCATATGTAAAAGACCATTTATTGCATCATTTAAACAATCCATTTGAATTACATCTGGCATTTTTTTAAATGCTGATTGTGGTTTAGCTACTGCCATTTCTGTTGTTTCTTGATAATTTATAGAAATTATTTTAATCATACCCAACTCCCCATGTCTAAATACTCTATAGCTTGATCTCTAGTAAAATGCCCCTCATTAATCGCTCTAGTAACGTCATAAGGGTGTTTTTTGGCATAAGATTGAATCCATGTAGTAGAATTTTTTTCATCAATAGCCTTTTTAAACATTTCAATTCGCATTTCATAGGCATCTTTATTATTAGCTTTTGCTTTCTTTGGTTTTTCATCTTCATATTTTTTAGCCGATAACCAGAAAGCGGGTTGTTTAACAAATTGTTTATCATCAACTGAATCATAATAACTATTATACATTTTAGCTAATTCTTCTGGTTTTACTAGCCATTCTTCATCTAGTTTAAGATAGTTTTTTTCTGCTATACCTTTACTCACTTTATTAACAACTTTATCCCAAAATATTAAGAAATGGGGGGAATAAGTAACCTTATTTATTTTTTTAGGGTAATTGGTAGGGGTAGGGGTAAGGGTAGGGGGGTTATCGCTAGGGGGGGTGCTAGGTTCTTCTTGGGTTTTCTTTGGTCTACCACCTAATCTACCATTTTTCCTACTAGCTACCATTCTATTTGAAATAAAAAGATACTCTTGTAGCTGTCTTTCATTCTGATAAATATTGTTATCCAACAAAACAAAAAACTCTTTTATAACAGCATCACAAGCAACTTTTTCGTTATGAGTATGGCAACTAGCTATCCTGTAATAAGTTATATTATCGCTTGGTATACCTGAACAACCTTTATTCCAGTTATAACAAAGTAACCTAATATATATACCTATTTGCTCATTTGTTAAATGCTGTGTACCCGCAATAAAATCATTTGTGAATAAATACCATGCTTTTAGCTTTTCTTTTGGTTTTGAATCTTCGTGTATTATTTCCATTTAAATCTCCAATCATTTAATTTAGTGTAACCCCTCTAAGCATAAACCTAAAGGGGTTTTTTGGTTAATATCCCCAGACTTCTTTTCTGGCATTTAAAACTGTTTGTTCTTTCCAAATCCAATTATCTGGGTTTGGTATCAAAGAGTTTCTAACGTCATCTGGTGAATTTACAGTTTTTAAGTAATTACCCATAACATTTACAATATGCTGACATATCTTAAAAGGTTCAGAATAATCATCTAATGTCATAGCAATATATTCAGCATCTTTAGTCTTTGTAGGGTTTTTAAGATACCATAATATTTGTTTGGCATTAGTAGCCTTTTGATAAATAGCCTGTTGCATAGCATGGGAAATACTTATCTTTTGCGGTAAAAGTTTTGATGTTTTCAAATCAATAAAAAAATCTTCTTTGGTGTTTTTATCTTCAAAATGAAAATCGGTATAACCTATAAATGGAATACCATTTATATCAACTTCTACCTTTTTTTGATAGTTTAATAATGTCCACCTGTAAGCATATTCTTGAAATGTTTTAGTACCTAATTCTAACAATGGTACTAGATTATTTCTTTCATCATCTACTTTTGGGTCTGTTATCTCTAAACAATTAGCATCATATTCAGCTATCATTTTTTCTTTAGTATCTTCAATAGGTATGCCATTAAGAAACATATTGATACCAGACTCTACAACTTGCCCCCTGATTGCGGGTGCAGATGTTGGAAACTCATAACCAAATATTCGCCTTAATGCCCATCTTTCACGATAAAAAGCAAACTCATTAAGATGACTAAATGACAATGGAAGTAAACCCTTCCCATAATCATCAAACTTTTTAAAATGCTTTATCATATCTTATCCACCCATTCTTGAAGGTGTTTTTTGTTTTCGATAATTTGTGCTTTTAAATCAAAACATTCATCATGCACATTACTTGTTCTACCAAATTTAATAATATACTCATTTAGAGCAAAAACTAATTTGTCCATTACACAAATATCATTTAAATGTTTTGTTATTGCAGATTGTTTAGCTTCATCAACTGAAACGTCATCATCTTCTATAAGTCTATCTGACATTAATCTTTCTCCTTCAACAATGCGGTATTAATTAAATTGTATTCAGCGAAAGTTTTGCCATTTTCCGTAATATGATTTGTGATTATATTATGACCTTTTTCCCTTAATTGATAAATCCTAGCACTTAATCTGGTTATTCTATATTCCTGTATAGCTTCCCATGAAGTGATATATTTATGTTTTTTAAGATGATTTAGTATTTGTAGTTCTTGTGTATTTGACATAATAATCCTTTCTATAAATTATGTTTTGCCATTTCCCTTTCATTGACCACCTTAGTTCTTAGGTCATCACGAAAGGCTTTAAAGGACTCAAATCTAATTTTAGATTGATTCCTTTTTTTTAAGGTCATTTCGTATCTATCAAAATAATCCTTAAACTTTGTGTCCGAATAAATTAAACCATTTAATTCGGTTATATTTTTATATCCACCTTTTCTAGTATAATAAACTGTTAATTCTGCAACAATCATTTTTTCTTCTTTTTTCATTAATTCAACAGCAGTATCTAGATCAGCAAATGTAATACCTAGTTCTTCTTGTTGGTATGATAGCTTATTAGGCTCAAATTCTATTAAATAAATATCACTCATTTTCATCACTTATGCTTATAACTTCTAGTTCATTATGTAGGGTTATATAATCCCTTTTCTTAGCGATATTCTTCCATCTTTTTTCAGCATCTTCATAATTCTTAGCTGATATATTTACGTTATAATATTTTGTTTCCTTACAATGGATAACAAACTTTTTTAAAGACATTTCATTTTTTATCATTGTATAAATTTTCCCACTCTTTTTCTGATATTTTTCTGTTTAATATTAGCTTCCATTGTTCATTTATAGATTTGTCTTTGTGTGCTAAATCATGGCAAGACCTACAAACTGGAAATAAATTATCAATCCTATTCAAGCGGTTGTTTTTAACCCCGCCCATGCCTTTAGGTGTCAAATGGTGTATATCTACCGCCTGTTGCCTAAAGCACCCCCAACAGATGGGAATATCGTCTGAATGATACCCCCAAAAGTCGGCAAATAGTTTTTTATAATTTTTTAAGGTTTTCATTAAATGCCTTTACCGCATTAGTTGTAAGTTCCCCAATATCTTGAACTGCAAAATGTCCAGAACCCATTGACCTACCAACAACCCCTGTAACAAAAATATCTAGTCTTTGGGTATCGCTTTTGCTCATGCCATTATTAAAATTATTTTGTGGCGGTGGTGTTGGTGCAATATTCTGAACAACATTACCTAAAGATTGTGGTGCATTGTTATTAGGTGCATCATTTTGCCCATCTGGGTTATAAGCTACCGATACATCTTTAATATTTGTGTACTGATTGCCATTAGCTGATGTTTTGGTATTTACTACTGTATAATTAATTGCATCACCAGATGAAGGTAAAGGGTTCATAACTACACCCCTATAATATAATCTAGTTCCATCAATTAAATCTATTGAATAGTTTGGTACACCATCTTTAGTATTATCATAAATTTTATCTATTATATTAGCCATATTATCCTCTATTATTTATTTATTACGTTATAACCACGACCTTCTAAACACCTGTTTATATAATCTTTTCTGGTATCTAGTCTGGGTGATAGCCATAACACTTTGAACCTAAGATTATTATAAATGTTTTTACCTATATCCCAACCAGTATTAGTCTGGTCTTTGACTAGGCTTTTAC